CCTGCAGACCGATCCGGAGCCGAGCCTGCGTGCGCTCGGCACGCTTGATGACAAACTGTTCACTCATGTAATAACCTCTTCCTTCAACGATTGAGAATCAGGCGCCAGAGGGCGGAACCTGAGCAGCTTGGGTGGCCAGATCGGATGCTACAGCCTTTGCCACCTTCTTCAAGCGGACCCCGAGGGCGCGCAGGTCGAAGGCATCGCGCTTGTGGCGGTCGAACACATCCTTGGCCGCCTTGCGCTTCTTGGGATCCGAGATGGCCTCCCAGTTCAGAGCCGCGGCCTGCGTATCGAACATGCGCGCCGCGCGATCGAGCAGGGCCTTGTCAGGCCCGGTGAAAACTACCATGTGCACCTCCTCGAGTTGAATTCAAGACAAGCAGCTTCGAAATATGCATCGTAGGAACGCGACGCATGGCAACCGTCGATGTACTGACGTAACTCCTGATCAGTCAGGTGCCGCCACATCACCGCAACCCCACCGCGGCCCGCTCACGCTCCCGGCGAACCAGGAGAGCAGCCTGCTGGGCCTCAAACCGACGAATGTGCAGGCCAGCCTTGGTGTGCCTGCAGAAGGACTCCAACCGCTCGACCTCGGCCTTGGCATCCCGCTGCATGCGCAGGGCCTCGGCATGAGCCGACTCAGCGAAGTAAAGCCGCGCCACGGCCACCAGATCACGCCAACCAAGAATAAGTCGTTTCATACCAAACCCCCATAGATGAGAAGAACGCATGCCAGAAGAAGCACGGCGCCGCGCAGGCATTCGATTGAGAGATACCGCGCCCGGTCGACGCGGTGCATGGAGTAGCCGGACCAGTTCCACCAAGCCAGCCATCTCACGACAGCCACTCGCGCAGCATATTGTCGGAAGCGTCGGCAGCTTCGATCAGGTGCCCCAGTTCGCCGACGAGGCGAAGGTTGTCGCGGGACAGGGTCTTGGTGCGCGCGATCGATGCCACTCGATGGGCAGCATCATTGACTGGGTAGCAGACCAGATTGCCGTACACACGATCAAACCGGACTTGAATGACGACAGGTGAAAGGGCGGTGGTGCTCATGCCGCCACCAACAGTTTGGTGGCGCGCACACGAATGGATTCCCACTTCCGAGCCATGCGAACGAAATAGCGCGCAGCGTTGGAATTGCCGATGGAAACGGCCTTGATGGAATTGCAGTAGTAGCGAACGCGCTGAACCGCAGCGCGATCGGCCAGGTCGGACAACTGGATAACGCGGTGAGTGCTGATGGTGGCCATGAAGGTATCTCCAGAATCTACGGCTTCGGGATGAAGCCGCCACAACCCAAGTAGACCATAACGGATCGGCATCGTCAACGGGTGTTGCACAAATAATTAATCCGGAGTACATTGATCCCATGAACACACCAAACACTGCCTACCAGGCCATGCTCGATGAGGGGAAGAAGCGCCGCGCGCGCGCCCTCGAGATGCAGGTCAAGGAGAACAAATCCCTGAGTGAGATCGGCGCAGAACTGGGAGTATCCAGGCAGCGCGCCGCAGCCATGATCACGGCCGCCCGCAAAGATGCCGCGCGCAAATAGCCAGTCGATCAAGAAGTGCTGCCGGTGCGAGGAGGATTACCCAGCCCGGCGCAACAGTCACTACTGCCTGCCCTGTGCGGACATCATGTGGTACCTGCGAAGGAAGGTGGAGAAGCGAGTGGCGCATGCGGTGAGAACAGGGAGGATCCCAGCCGCCTCGGACCTGCTGTGCGAGGACTGCCTGCAGCCGGCCCAAGACTATGACCACCGGGACTACGGGAAGCCAATGCAGGTGGCAGCGGTGTGCAAGCCGTGCAATGCCAAGAGAGGCCCGGCGATCGGGTACGGTGAGCCAGCATGACCAAGATGAACACATGGATGGGAACAACGCTGGCGAACGCCAAGAGCCCCAGCGCGCGCCCGGTGCCAAAGGTGAGGAGCCACCGCAAGAATGCCAAACTGACAGCCGAGCAGGTGCTGGCGATACTGGACCTGCGGGAGAAGCGAGGATGGAGCCCCGGCAGGATCGCCACGAAGCTGCAGTTACCGGAGAGCCAGTGCAGTGGGGTGATCCATCGTGGGCTGGGCACCCGGACCGTGTACCTGCAGCAAGGGAAAACTGAGGAGATTAGATGAGCGTAAACCTACAAGCCGCTGGCTGGGCAGCAGTGTTGGGAATGCAGGAGGATGACCTGCGCCTGACCACAGCCCACAGCAACTATCGCAGGTTGCTGGACGCCACCAAACCCGAGGACTACCTGGACGGAGCCAGTTACTTGGCCGCGCGTCAGGTGCTGCACACCGCCTACGACCAGGCATGCAGGGAACTGGGGAACCCGGGATGACATCCAGACAATCAAGCCTGCTGATCGATGAATCACCCCTGCAGGTGATCCCGAGCCTTGCCAAGGCCATCGGCCTGAACGAGGCCATCATGATCCAGCAGATTCACTACTGGCAGCGCATCAGCCCCCACGAACAGGGAGGGCGCCGGTACGTGGCCATGAGCGCCCCAGACCTTGTGGATAAGTTTCCGTTTTGGTCAGAGAAAACCATCAAGCGGACGATCTCCAACCTGAAGGAAAAAGGACTGCTGATTGTCACGAAAAAGTCGTCCACAAGCTGGGAAAGAGTGAACTGGTACGCGGTCGACTACGACACCATGAACAGCCTCGGTTCCGCATCGGGCCAAATTGACCCGATGCATCGGGACAATCTGACCCTATCCATCGGGCCAAAACGACCCGATCAATCGGGCCAGAATGACCCGATGTCTAATAACGATAAGAATAAAGAACAAGACATAGGCGCAAGCGCCTTCCAGTTGCCGGACTGGATAAAGCCAGAAGCATGGCAAGCCTACGAGGACATGCGCCGCAAGATCAGGAAACCCATGACCGAGAGGGCGCGTGACCTGATCATCAAGAAGCTGCTGGAAATGAAGCAGGACGGCCAGGACGCCAACGCGGTGCTCGAGCAATCCGTGATGAGCAGTTGGACCGGGATATTCCCGATCAAGACCGAGACCAACCCGGCAGGCAAGCAGCAGCCATGGTGGACTGACGACCAGGCGACCCTTGCCAAGGCAAAGGAACTGGGTGTAAGCACCAACGGGATATCGTGGCAGCAGCTGCGCAGCAAGATCCGGGAGAAGATCGACTCCGGGCAGACGAGGCACTGATGGCAGCCTGCGCGCACGAGGATTTCATGGCGACGGTGGACGTCGGCCGCTTGAGCAACGAGGAGGGCGGGCCGATAAACGGCTACACCTTCGAAGCGAGAATAAAATGCACCCAATGCAACCTCCCGTTCCGGTTCATCGGGTTGGCCGCCGGCAGCCACTTCGCCGAACCAAGAGTCAACGTCGACGCGACCGAACTGCGCGCCCCGATCGAGCCAGCCGACCATCCGGTATTCAGCCCGAGAGCAAGCTATACGATCCCACCCAAGGTGACGCAATGAGCAATTTCACCATCCACGAAGTGACCACAACCGTGAACGGGAAAGTGGTCAAACAGGATTCCTGGACCACATGCAATGAGTGTGGTTCAAAATTGAATTCAGCCGGGGAGTGGTCTCGGCATCGCAGCATGCACACGAAGATCGATCAGCACACGCTGAACTGCCACATTCCGCAGCACGTGCTCGAAGCCAATTTCCCAAGGGCAAACCCGGCCGAATTGGCGCTCTTCGATGAAGCCACAAAGACATGCACGATGAACTGCGGGCCGCACAGCGCGGATCCACGGTCAGCCAAGGAGCGAAAATTCCTTTGCGACGACTGCGTGGTAACGAAATGAGGGCGCACTGATGAAAGCGAATTCACAAAGGGAACAGAGCATCGCTAGGTACACATCACGCTGCCCAGTAAATGATAAAACTCACGACTGGCGATATGCTAGTGATGCTCCTGGATGGTTAACGGGTGATGCCTGCGCACGATGCGAACGCTGCCAACAAAAGGCAATAAAACCATGACGCACATCACAGCCGGCACGGAGAAGGAAAACACCTGATGGAAGCCCCAAAGTGCAGGTTGTGCCAGAAGAACCACTGGGCCAGGGAGGGCTGCTACGGAATGCTGCAGGAGAGGCAGAAAAGAACACCAACGCCGACTGAGGCAAATGGCGGTGCAACCGGGTTAGAAACACGTATACCGGCGCGCGCTGGGCGAGTGGGGGCGCCTGTTCCCCCACAACCCAATACCAGAAGGGAAGGTCGCCGCGTTTTGAAGGGATCAATCGGGAAACCGGCCAAACCTACGCGGACAGCATCTACGGAGAGGACCGACCCGCCCATGCCAGCCAAAGCACCGGCAGACAGAGCCATCGCGGAGAAGGCAGGGGTTGGCATCCCGAAGCCGCGCCGAAAAAAGAAGGTAAAGAAAGCAGCGAAGAAGAAGTCCAAACCACCACAGGAGAGCACCAGATGATTGTGATCGGAATCAACACCGGAGTGCCTGGCAGATGAGCGACACCCCGGAAACATTTCAAGACGAGTTCGGCAATGTGGTCAGCCTTGTGCTGCGCCGACAAGGGCTACGTCAGCGCCGATTCGAGGGGAAATGCATGCATCAGAGGGTGGTGGTGGACACAGCACTGACCAAGCTCGAATGCAGAGACTGCGGCAAAGAGGTGAATGCGGTCGAGTGGGTGGCCAACACGACCGAGTTGTACGCGGCCCTAAAATACGAACGGCAACGATACGACACGGCAAAGACCTTGTTCGACGTAAAGAGCCGGTGCAAATGCGAGCACTGCGGGAAGCTCACGCGCATCAAACCAGCTACAGGAGCCGAGGTGAGAAAATTTCAGGAGAAAAATAAATGATTGTCATCGGAATCGACCCGGGACTGACAGGCGCCATCGCCAAGATCGGCCACCATGGGGAGTATTGGGCAGTGCTGGACATGCCCGTGATGCAACGCGGAGGGGATCAGGCCAAGGTGATGAACCAGGTGAACCAGCCGGCTATGGCGGACATCCTGCGAGACATGGCAGTAGCCCACGACAAAAACGAGATCATGGTGGTGATCGAGAAGGTGCAATCGATGCCGGCCGTGGTGCGCACCCCGGGCAAGGGGGAGGGATTCAAGATCGCCCAGGGAGGCGCCAGCATCTTCTCGTTCGGGCACACCGCGGGATGCATCGAGACTGTGGTGGCGGTGCTGGGATTCCAGATGGAACTGGTCAGGCCCAGCGACTGGAAGAAGGAGATGAAGCTGAAAAGCGACAAGGAGCAGGTGAGGGCGGAGGCGATCCGGGCATTCCCGACTGCACCGCTTGGCCGATTGAAGGACCACAACCGAGCCGAGGCATTGATGCTGGCGCGGTATGGCTATCAGAAATACCACTGACATGAGAAGCGTACTGATTACAGGCGGAACAGGTTACTTCGGCCGCGGGCTGGTGTGCCACCTGCTGACCATCCCGGTGCACGAACGCATCTGCATCTACAGCCGGGACGAAGCCAAGCAGGCCGCCATGCGCGCCCAGATCGCGGATCCGCACGACCGCCTGCGCTGGTTCGTCGGCGACGTGCGGGACTTGCCCAGGCTGAAGCACGCCATGGCAGGCGTCGACCTGGTCATCCATGCCGCAGCCCTGAAGCGGGTAGAAGTGGGCGAGTACAACCCCGGCGAGATGGTCAAGACGAACGTGCTGGGCACGATGAACGTGATCGAGGCCGCCACTGACGCCCCGCTGGGAAACCGGTTCCCGAGGAAGGTGGTCGCCCTCAGTACCGACAAGGCATGCCACCCGGTGAACGCCTACGGCGCCAGCAAGCTGATGATGGAGAAGCTGATCCTGGGCGCCAACAACACCAGAGGGCAGAACGGTCCCATATTCGCGGTGACGCGGTACGGGAACGTGGCCGGCAGCACGGGCAGCGTGATCCAGAACTGGAAACAGGCTGCGAGGACCGGGCAAAGGTTGCAACTGACAAATCCCAAAGCCACCAGATTCTGGATGACCCTGCAGGAGGCCATCGATCTGGTGATGAGAACCGCGTGGGAAATGAAGGGAGGCGACTTCGTTACACCCACCCTACCAGCCTACCAACTTGGAGATCTTTCGCTGGCCATGCTGAACTGGCTTGAACTGGAGGGGGTAGTGACCGAATTGGAAATTGCCGGGCACCTTGGCAAAGCCGAGAAGCTGCACGAACGCATGCTCGAGGATGGCCCCAGCAGCGACCAGGTGCGCAGGATGACGGTACTGGAACTGGTGGAAGCATTGGAGCAGATACGATGAATAAAAAACTCACGGAGAAGCTTGAAGGTGTGCGCGCCGTGGCCGACAGGATAAAGGAGGGAAAATGACTATCGTGATACCTGAAACGCTGATGTGGGTGCTTATCGCGCTCATGGCTTGCAATGCGGTCCTCGGATCAATACAAATATGGCTGCGATACAAACTGATGAAGATAAAGGAGCAAGCATGAGCACTGACACGCCGAGCGAATCAATCACAGCACTTCTGGCCTACTCGCAAGCAGATGAAGAAGGCATCATCGTGACCGTATCGCGTCAAGCTATTCACGAAGTCGTTAGAGAGAACGCCCGGCTGCGCGAGGAAGTCGAAATGCTTAACGTGCGCCACGCTGCTTCAATGCTTCACGCACAGACACACGCTGACGAATACAACGCTCTGCGCGAGGACGAAAAAGGATTGCTGCAAGATATTCAGCGGCTCACCGAAGAAGCGTTTAAGCGGGACGAGGAACTGGCAATCCAGTCAAACGCTAATGTCGGGCTGATGGAGGAACTGGCAGACCGTAATCACATTCGCTGCGCGAACTGCCACGCGAATCCAGACATGGAATGCGAACCATTGAAGCAATGCAGAGAGGAACTGGCAGAGGCGAAGCGGGAGATTGATCGCCTGAATCAGTGGGCAGATTCATTCACGGACGCGCACTTGAAGGAGCGACAGACCGGCGATGCGCTAGTCAAAGAAACACTGCAACGCGCCGAGCAAGCCGAGGCCCGTGCGCTGGCTGCGGAGAAGGATTCGGGGCGCAGGTTCCCCATGCAAGGTGGCCCATCCATCCCTTGGTCGCTGGCAAAAGCCATTTATGCGGGCTATTCGTCAAAGTATGGTGAAGGGCAATCGCTTGAACGCTTGGCAGAACGCGGAGGGTTTGGATGGGCGGAAGTTGAAATTTTCTACAAAGAAAACGGGGAAATAATCGACGCCGCCATAGGAGCCAAGCATGATTGAGCCGAGAGCGAAGGTAGTCGGAACGGGTAATCTGACAGTGTTCTATGTATCAACGCCAATTGGAACAGAACTCACCACAGTAGCCGACGTGCTGGCCGCGCTTCGTCAGCCGAGTGAGGCGATGATTGATGCTGGCGACAAGAAGTACGAGGGAACTCTGATCGTAGAGGAAGCCTTCCTCGCCATGCTCGGCCAGTTCGAGCGCGACCAGGGGAGCGCGACATGAAGCCGGATGCCTTCCAGGTGGTCAGGGACTTCGAAAGGGCGGTGGCTGACTACACCGGAGCACCCTACGTGGTGGCGGTGAACAGCTGCAGCATGGCGATCCTGCTGGCGGTGGCGTGGCACCTGCGAACGGATCCACACGCCGGATATCAGGACCACGGTGGGTACCAACAACTTCGCCCAGCGATCGAAATCCCCCGGCGCACCTACATCAGCGTGCCCATGAGCATCATCCATGCAGGAGGGCGGCCGACATTCAGGGATGAGGACTGGGTGGGAGCCTACCAACTGAAGCCACTGCCGGTCTGGGACAGCGCCCGCCTGTTCACCTTTGGCATGTATACCCGTAACGCCCTCACTGCAGGATTTGCACTTGGCCGCGGTCAAGGTGGAATGGTCTGCACCAGCCATCACTGGTCCAAGACCCTCGGGATCCAGCAGGGTGGATGCATCCTGCACGACGACCCGGAAGCCGACGCCTGGCTGCGCCGAGCAAGGTTTGATGGCCGCACCGAGGGCGTGGAACCGAAGGACGACACCTTCACCCAGATTGGCTGGCACTGCTACATGAGCCCAGAAGTGGCAGCGGAAGGACTGGTCCGGATCCAGCACCTGCCGCGGCACAATGCACCTTTGCCGTCCGATCAATATCCGGACCTTTCCACCTTGGAGATTTTTAAATGAACCGAGAACAGCGCCGCCAAGCGCAATTTGGCAAAACCCAGCAGCCAGCCATGCAGGACACCCAGAAGGCGGTCACCACCCAGTACGGGCACAACGGTGAGAAGGTGATCCTGTCTTGGAGCCAGAAGATCGAGGCGCTAATGCTGACCGAGGAGCAGGTCGACAGCATGATCAGCTTCCTGCAGAAGTCCAAGCAGATGCTGCACGACCACAAGGCCCAGCAAGGGAACCTGCCGTCATGAGCGAATATACCGGAAACGCCAACGTGCAGATCGGGGTGGTGAAAGGCCGCGTGCATTTCGAACTTCCACAGGGCATCAACTGGATTGCCATGGACCCGGACAACGCCAGGATCATGGGAGAGGAACTGGCCCGGCGCGCATTCGAGGCCCACACCGGCCGCGCGCCGGATGCCGGGAAAAGCCTAGTGGTCGACCAGATCCGGGAAAAGATGGTGAACCGCGTGCTGATGGTGCTGACCAGCCTGGAAACCCAGAAGGTGCCGATGCTGCGCCGCGCCCAGGCGGTGGTGGACATCGTCCTGCAGGAAGCAACGTGACCGAGCAGACGATGCCACCGGACGATCTGGAATGGCTGGGCAGGCTGGCCAGGCTGGACCAGAAACTGCGCAAGTTCCAGCAGATACACTGCGGGGGAAAGCACAAGTTCACGGACTACGACACCGCCAACCGGACTATTAAGAACAGCCGCCTGCAGAAGCTGACGCATGTGTACCATTGCCACGTCTGCCACGGATGGCATGTGGGGAACCTGGTCGCCAGCCGAGAGCGTAGACTGGTCAAACAGAGGAGGATGCAACATGAGGAGTGAGCAGCCGCGACTGATTCGCGGATACGACCAGGAGGAGAAGAATCCCTGCTGCGTGGCGATCATCCCAGCCCGTGGCGGATCCCGCAGGATACCGGGCAAGAACATCCGCCCGTTCCGTGGCCGCCCCATCATCGAGCACAGCATCGCCAAGGCATTCCACTCGGGGCTCTTCAAGCATGTGTTCGTGACCACGGACGACTACGCCACGGCATGCCTGGCAGCGCACGTTGGCGCCAGTGTTCTGCACAGGCCGGCAGAACTGGCCAAAGACGAGATTGGCACCCAGCAGGTTGCACAGCATGCCGTCGAGATGATCACCAAGACGTGGGCAATCCCAGCCGTGTGGGCCTGCGTGATCTACCCCACTGCCCCCCTGATGAGCGTGCAGAGCCTGAAATACGGCCGCGCATGCATCGACATGCTGGGGATCGACTACGCCATCGGGGTGGGCGCCGAGCCGCTGGCCGACGCCGGGCAGTTCTACTGGGGAACGAAAGAAGCCTTCCTGCAGAACAAACCCCTGTATGACGTCCGGACCGCCATGGTGCCGATCGATGCGGACCGTGTGTGCGACATCAACACCGAGGACGACTGGAAAAGAGCAGAGCAGATGTACGACAACCTCATCATGAAAGGAATACAAGCATGAGCGAAGCCAAGACAGCGCCGATCTGGAAGGGTGAATTCGGCGACCAGTACGTGGAACGGAACGAAGGAAAGGTGGCCAGCAACACCGCCATGTTTGCCAAGATCCTGCAGCGCACCAACAGCATAACCAGCGTGCTGGAATTCGGATGCGGAACCGGGCAGAACCTCGAGGCCATCCAGAACCTAATAGGCCCCGTGGATCTGTACGGGATCGAGATCAATGTGGAGGCGTCAAACTTCGCAGAAAACGTGACATCGGACATATCCTGCAGGGACTATATCGCTGAGAACACTCCGGGACACTGGCCTGAAACATTCGATCTGACCATGACCAAAGGCGTGCTGATCCACACAGCCCCAGCGGACCTTCCCACGGCATACGACCGCCTGATCGAGCACAGCAGCAAGTACATCCTGATCGCCGAGTACTACAACCCCACCCCGGTGGAAGTGATGTACCGCGGGATGCCGGCCGCCCTCTGGAAGCGGGACTTCTGCAAGGAGATCATCCAGCAGGCGTGGATTGTTCACGGCCAGCGCCTGCAACTGATCGACTACGGATTCCAGTACCACGGCGACCACAACTTCCCGCAGGACGACATCACCTGGTTCCTGATGGAGAAGGTGAAATGAACTGGCGCTGGTTGTGCAAAATCCTCGGTCACCGGTGGAAGCCGCGGACCCTGTACCAGATCCAGCAGGACTCAAAGGCGATTGACCCCAGCGAATGGGAAACCAAGCTGCCGATTGTCAAATGTGAACGGTGCGGAGCGACCCAGCCATGAGCGACCTCACAAAAGCCAACGGAATCGCCAAACTGAGATCACTGGCAGATGCGCTGGAAAATGACGAGCCAATTACCGTGGCAGTTCAATGGATAGCCGACTTCGAAAGAGGAAACGAATCGATGGACTTTGGCAATCAGCTAATTCTGGACGCATTGGCCGTGCATCATTTTCGGGTACGCATATTGACCGGCGCAGCACTCCAGTCAGACGATCAACAAACTGGAATGAAACAATGACCGAAGAAGAAGCCAAGACCAAGTGGTGCCCGATGCGGCGGCTGACGGAAATCGGGCATGTGCGCATCACCAACGTGGACCCGGGAATACACACCCTGAACTGCATCGGATCCGCATGCATGATGTGGAGGACAGACCAGAGATTCACGGTCCACCGCGATGTTGTTCCGATCAATGTCCGATTTTCGGATAACGGAGAAATACGGTCCGAACTGGCCACCCCAGACAAGCCGCAACACGGGCACTGCGGGATGGGAGGAAAACCATGATCCGATGCAACGTCTGCACTATGCCGTCGACTAGACCCGACACGCCATTCCTGAACGGCACCTGTGCCGCCTGCCTGTCATTCCAGAAGCGCATCGAGCGAGACTGGGGTATGCGCCACCAGCACCTGCTGCGCCTGCTGGACGAGCACCACGGCCAGTGCATCGTGCCAAGTTCAGGCGGAAAAGACTCGCATGCCCAGGTGCTGCGCCTGCTGGAGCTCGGCGCCGACGTCACGGTGGTCACGGCCAGCACCTGCCACCTGACACCGACCGGGAGGGCGAACATCGACAACCTGGCCCGGTACGCCCGCACGATCGAGATCACCCCGAACCGCACTACGAGGGCGAAGCTGAACCGCCTGGGCCTCGAGATGGTGGGCGACATCAGCTGGCCCGAACACGTCAGCATCTTCACAACCCCCTTCAAGGCCGCGCTAGATCTGCGGATCCCGCTGATTTTCTACGGTGAGAACCCACAGGAAGCCTACGGTGGCCCCATGGGCAGCGAAGAAGCCAGCCAGATGACCAGGCGATGGGTATCGGAATTCGGTGGATTCCTTGGCCTGCGCCCACAAGACTTGGAATGCATGACCAGCGAGAAATCCATGCGTGACTACATGCCGCCATCAGAAAAGGACGTGGCAGCAGCCGGCATCGAGGCCCACTTCCTCGGCGCATACTTCCAGTGGGACAGCCACCAGAACGCCCGCGTGGCCATCGATGCCGGCATGCAGACGGATCACAACCACCCACCATGCCAGGCCAGCTATTGGGTCTGGGAGAATCTGGACAACGCCCAAACCGGAATCCACGACCACATGATGTTCCGGAAATACGGGTACGGCCGGCTCTGCACCCAACTGGCGGTGGACGTGCGCAGCGGGTTGATCACCCGCGAAAAAGCCATGGAACTGGTGCGTAACCGTGACGGGCTGTTCCCTGAGACATACTGCAGCGTGCCGCTGCCAGAAGTGCTGGACAGGATCGGCATCACGCGGCAGCGCCTATTCGAGATCATGGACGACTTCACCAACTGGCCACTGTTCAAGGAACGCGATGGGACTGGCCACCTGATCCTCAAGGAATAGCGCAATGGTGGCCTGTGCAAAATTCCTTGGTAGAGAGCCAGAAACATGCACGCGCGGTCAGTCGTGCATTTGCAAAAAGGAGAAAGTAAAGATGCTGGCCAAGCGGATCATCCCCACCATCCTCTGCCGCGGCCGGACGCTGGTGAAGGGCATGGCATTCGACTCCTGGCGCGCGGTGGGCATCGCCATGCAGGCCGCCAAGATCCACAGCATGCGTGGCGTGGACGAACTGGTGCTGCTGGACATCGGCGCCACCGAGGAAGGCAGAGGCCCGGACCTGCGCATGGTCGAGCAACTGTCCGAAACCTGCTTCATGCCACTGGCGGTGGGCGGTGGGATCACCAAAGTGCAGGACGTCAAAGACCTGCTGATGGCCGGCGCCGACAAGGTGGTGATCGGAGCAGCAGCCCACCAGACCAACCTGATCGCCGAACTGGCCAGCACGGTGGGATGCCAGGCGGTGGTGGCCGCGGTCGACTACCGGATGTTTGAAGGCGTGAAATGGGTGTACACCCACGGAGCCAAGCGCAGAACCCGCTGGTCCCTCTACGACTGGGTGAGGCAACTGGAGAAAGCCGGCGCCGGCGAGATCATCCTGACCGATGCCGACCGGGAAGGGATCATGGAAGGCTACGACATCAACACGATCAAGAACGTGGCCGGCATCGTCAACATCCCCCTGATCGCCCACGGTGGCGCAGGCGACTATGAGGACATGCTGGCAGCCGTCAAGGCCGGCGCAGATGGCGTGGCAGCCGGCGCCATGTTTCAATTCACCGACGCCACCCCGCGAGGCGCCGCGCAGTACCTTGCAGAACGCGGGATTACCGTTAGAATCTGACCCGAGGAGAGAGAAGATGACCGAAGCTGCCCAAACCGAAGGACCGCTGGACCGACTGGTCGCCGCGGACGCCAAGCGTGCCATTGCCATGCTGCTGTGGAAGAACCGGCACGCCAACCCGGAACTGAACGTCCAGATCACCGAGCAGGACATCAAGGGATTCGATGACTGCGTGGAGTACCTGGACGTGGACCCGGAAGTGCGGATATTCCGCCCAGCCGGCCGCCCAGCCGAGCCACCGCGCGAAGCCCTGCCACCGACCAAGGCCAACCCAGGGGGCGTGCCCGCCTTCCCGGGCAGAGCCGGCGATCCACCCCGCAACTTCGTGCTGGTGGGCCTGTACGTGGCCGGGACCAACGATTCCTTCAAGCCGATCGAGAACAACGAAGCAGACAAGGACAAGGCCGATCGTGCCGAAGCCCTGCGCCGCGCCAAGGAGTCTGCCAACTTCATCGCCAACCAGGTGCGCAACGATGCGCTGGCCGGGACATTTAGCGGCAGCAGCGTGGTCGACGTGTGTGACGCCCTCCTGCTGCTGGCCAAATCCTGATGCGATTTCTACCTGTTGAAGAAGCGGACCGCGCCGAGGCGGTCCACATCACATACCAGCTGCTGATCGAGCGCCCTCCCGAGGCCAACATCACCCACCAGCGGTTCGTGGGAATGGAGGACCATGAGGACTTCTTCGACCACCACCCGTACCGGCACTGGTTCCTGCTGATGACCGACGACACCAGCCACCCGAAGAAAGACCAAGAGGTGTGCGTCGGCAGCCTGTACATCACCCCGGATGACGAGATCGGGATATTCATCCTGCAGGAGCACCAGCGCCGCGGATATGCCAGAGAAGCTATCCTGCAGGCGATCACCCATGAAAAACCGCGCCACCGTGATCGATTCGTAGCCAACGTGAACCCCCGAAACCAGGCGTCGATCGACCTGTTCAAGAGCATCGGATCCTTTCACATCCAGAACGTGTACGCACTGCCAAAGCCTTAATATTCCTGACATATTATTCCCTCGCCTATAAAAGGCACCGCATCGATGTCAGCCAAGAAACCCAAGAAGAAATCCACCCAACCGGCGCCACCACCGCAGAAACGCGGCAAGGGGCGCCCGGTTGGCACTGGCTTTCATCCCACCAAAGAGCAGCGAGAAACCGTGCAGATGATGGCCAGCTTCCGGATCCCAGAGACTGAGATGCTGCTGCTGATCAAGAACAAGAATGGCGTGCCGATCACTGCCAAGACCCTGCGCAAGCATTTCCGCGAGGAGCTCGACACCGGGTACACTCACCTGAAAACCCGCCTCATGGCCGCCTCGGTCAGAGACGCGCTGGGTGAACAGGACGTCGACGCCACAACCGGCAAGGTCAAGATCGTGCGACCTGGCAACGTGACGGCTCAGATATGGCTGCAGAAGTCACTGTTCGGAGCGAGGGAGAACATCGAAGTGATCCCGCCAGCCCCTGTGGCCGATGAAGCCGATGAAGCAACCCTTGATGCAGCCCGTCGCGTAGCATTCACCATGGCACTGGGCGCCAGATTGGCCAGCAAACAAGGCAAATAACCGCACTGCACTTGTGCAACACCATGACCGGTAGTACCATCCGCGCGAGGAGAGAACCCGAGCCAGGAGTCCGGACATGGCAACACAGCAACTGCAAAGCCCAGGTGGCCAGGTCATTCTGACGTCATCGTCAACCGGCGCCGGCGACTGGCACCGAGTCCACGGCAAACTGACCAAACTGTCATTCCAGGTGACCCACACCGGCACATCGGTGGGTGCCACGATCGGCTCCACCACGGTGATCGAAGTGTCCAACGACGGCGTGAACGCCAACGCCACCGTGCTCGGCACGGTCGGACTGGCCGGCACCAGCGTGGTGGCTGACGGATTCGCCACCGACATGCACTGGGAATATGTGAGGGCGAAGATCAACTCGGTGCAGGCCGCGACGGCAGGATCCACAGGCGGTACGTTCGCCATCGCCGTCACCGTATCAGCAGCCCAGCAGCCATGACCGTCACCACCAACCCCAGCCAAACCGGCATCCCGGCCGGATCGTCCGGCACCACCCGGCAGGTGTTCCTGACCGGATCCGGAACCTACACCACCCCGAACGGATGCCTGAAGATCATCGCCAGGATCAAGGCTGGCGGAGGCGGATCCGGTGGTGGTGCTGATGCAACGGCGAACGGGACCAGCGGCGGGACAGGATCAGACTCCTCGTTCAATTCGATCACGGCAAAGGGTGGAGCCGCTGGAACATCACGGACAGGAAGTTCCGGAACCGGTGCGGCAGCCGGTGGAACAGACGGGACAGGAACGGCCTCGGTTCGCATTGCTGGCCAACCCGGTGGGCTGCAGCAGTACACCTACGGATCATCGACGGCCAACTTCGTTCTGGGCGGTGCGGGTGGTGGACAGGGCGGTGGTGCCGTGTCGTCCGGGGCTGGCATTGCAGGGGTTGCCAACTCAGGCGGAGGCGCATCAGGTGGGGCACCCAACTCTGGCGTCGCATTTGCCGGAGCCTCGGCAGTGCAGGCCGGTGCTGGTGGTGGTGAAGGCGAATATGCCGAGATCATCATTTCAAACCCTGCAGCGTCGTACTCATACGCGGTAGGAGCCGGTGGAACAGCCGGCAAAGCAGGAACCAATGGATCGGCCGGTGCGATTGGCGGATCCGGCTTCGTCATCGTGGACGAATACTACTGACCGAGGAGAAGCGCCGCCCGGCGCCCCGGGCAACTCCACAGCAGCCAGTCGGCAAGCACACATAATCGGAGAACACCATGCCTTACAATTCGCAGATCCTCACCAGCATTTACGGCCGGCGCCTCGGCCTGCAGCAACTCTCGACCGGCCAGTCCGGTGGTAGCAAAGCCGTCGAATTCCTGGTCGGCCCGGATGACTTCCGTCAGGGCATCACGACCAACGAGAGCACCGGCAAGGCCATGGCCCCGGCCGGAATCAGTTACCTCGTGGGAACGTCCGCAGCATCGACACCCGTGTTCCAGCTTTCTCCACCGATCCCGGGCATTCGCAAATCAATCGTTTTCGGCAGCACCGACAGCGCCTTGTACGTCAAGGCAGCGACCGGATGCTCGATCATCGGAACGAGCCTCGGATCCAGCGCCACTGCGATCCGCAGCAGCGGTGGCGGATACATTGAACTGGTTGGCGTGACCACAGCCCTGTATGCGCCTGCGATGATCTCATCCACTGCGGTCAATGGCATCGCCATGCAGGCCACTACTTAACCCAACGCGGGCACTGGGCCTAGCGTAACCGCACTATGCGCCGGCATCCTCCCAGTGGGGTGCCGTACCATTCCTCTGAGGAGGGGAACAATCGATGAAGATCGCACTGCTGGGCTCTGCCCCATCATCCCTGCAACTCGCCCCGAGTGGCGACCCGTCGTGGCATATCTGGGGATGCAGCCCCGGCGTGTACCCGTATGCGCCCAGGGTCAACGCCTGGTTCGAGCTCCACCGCTGGGAACCCGGCGAGATCGGCAAGCCGCACACCCAGAAGCAATGGTTCAGCCCAGAGTACGTGGCATGGATGGCGCAGCGCGACCCACAGCAGTGCCCAGTCTGGATGTACGAAGCCGTGCCCGAGATCCCGGCATCGCGCGCCCTCCCGGTCAAAGACCTGCTGGCCAAGTACGGCACCTACTTCTTCACCAGCAGCCTGGCGTGGATGCTGGCATGCGCGATCGAGGACATCCTCGAGAACCGCAACGCCAGAGCAGCGCAAGGACTGGACCGTGAGGAGGACGTCATCGGCATGTGGGGCGTCGACATGGCCGCCAACGAGGAGTACGGGTACCAGCGCGCAGGCTGCCAGCACTTCCTGCTGCTGGCCGCGGACCTCGGCATCCGCATCCAGGTGCCGCCCGAGTCCGACCTGCTGCGCCCGATGCCCCTGTATGCGATCAGCGAGTCCAGCCACTGGATGATCAAGCACACAGCCCGGCGCCGTGAACTGGAAGGCCGGCTCGAGGGCGCGAAGCAGACGCTGAAGCAGGCCGAATTCGCCGTGGCTCATCTGACCGGTGCGCTGGACGACCACAACTACCACATGCAGACCTGGGGCGAGGACCGTGACGGCGTGGGAATCAACCCCAGCATCATCGCCCAGCAGCCGGCCGTGCGTGCCATCATTCAGGAACAACTGCGTGCGGAACAGCATCCGGCCAATCCAGCAGAAAGTGTGGAAAGCACACTGACATCAACCGGTGGATATGCTGAACCACCACCGCTTGCCAGGCTGATCGGTCGCGCCAAGACGTACCCCACCAGCAAGGTCCGCATGGACCCGAAGAAGAAGGGCAAGAAGTAACCGCCCATGGGCAGCCTGGACGAATACATCAACTGCCTGGGCGTGCTGCCACCTGCAGCGCGCTCCAAGACCGTCCAGGACGCCCGCGACACTACCAAGCACATGATCTGGATCCCGAACCCGGGACCACAGACAGACGCCTACTTCTGCGAAGCCGACGAACTGCTGTACGGTGGCGAGGCAGGTGGTGGCAAGACAGACCTGCTGGTGGGCCTTTCCCTGACCAGCCACAAGCGCGCCCTGGTCCTGCGCCGAACCACGAAGGAAGCCGATAAGCTGCCTGACCGGTTCGAGGAGATCATCGGCAACCGGGACGGCTACAACTCCCAGAAGGGAACGTGGCGGATACAAGGCCGGATCATCGACATGGGTGGCTGCCAGCTCGAGCAGGATAAGCAGAAGCGCAAGGGCATCCCGCACGACCTCAAGGCCTTTGACGAACTGGTCGACTTCACCGAAACCCAGTACACGTTCATCATCGGATGGACGCGATCGAACGATCCCAACCAGCGCACCCGAGTGGTGGCCACGACAAACCCGCCTACCCGGCCCGAGGGCATGTGGGTGGTCAGGCGCTGGGCCCCATGGCTCGACCCCAAGCACCCGCACCCAGCCAAGGATGGCGAGATCCGCTGGTTCACGACCATTCGAGGGATGGATGCGGAAGTGGACGGCCCGGGACCGCACGACGATGGCACCGGCCGCATGGTGAGGGCGAAAAGCCGGACATTCATCCGCGCCAAGCTGGACGACAACCCGGACCTGACCCAGACCACCGACTACGCTGCTACCCTGGACGCACTGCCCAAGGAGATCCGCGAGGCATACCGCGAGGGCAAGTTCGAGGCAGCCCTGAAGGACGGCCCCATGCAGTGCATCCCGACCGACTGGATCCGCGCCGCCATGGACCGCTGGACCGAGAAGGTGCCACCCGGCATCCCCATGTGCGGGATGGGCGTGGACTGTTCGGGCGGTGGCGCCGACCCGATGGTGATCGCCATGCGCCACGACGGCTGGTTCGCACGGTTGGCAGTGATCGAGGGCAAGGACAGCCCGGCCGACCGTGTGGGCCAGGATTCCGC